ACCTGTAGAATTATCATATAATTTAGAATCTTCCTCGGAAGTAACAACACTTTCAATAACTTGAAGACCAACCTTATATGATGGTCTTATGGAATACTGTTCTAATATAATTTGTTGGGTTAAAACTTCGACAAAAAATCCTCTAATAAAATAAACACCAGAATTAATAGTAGCAGTAGATCCACTATAAGCAGTTGCATTTTGTACTGTAGTAACTGCTACAGCATTACCAGATGAATCCAAAAGAACTTCATTATTTTTAAATTCTTTTATCTGAACACCTTCCTCCTCAATACCACCGTAATTATAAGCAACATACAAAGTATTAGTATCTTTTTCAGAAAGAGTACTAGTTAATGTATTTGTGACTTCAGCTTTAACTCCAGAAGTAGCCCCAGTTAATACTTTTCCTTTTAGAGAACTAAGAGTTGACTCTACAGAAAATCCATTTACTATAGGTTGAATCAAAACAGCCTTAGCTAAAAGGTCATAATTTACGTTACCGGGGATAACAAGAGATCCATCCTTAAATATATGCTGACCAAATCTTTCAATTTGATTTTGCAAAATTGATTGAAGAGTATTTAATTCTCTTGTCTGAACTGAATATCCCGGTTTAAATAGTACTTTTTGATAATTTTTTGAACTATCAAAATCGTCAAAATACGGAGATATTTTAGTATTTGTTTCCTGCATTATTGTGAGCCTTCAGGGTGTTTTACTTTTTATTATTTATTTTAGAATTCTACTACTAATTTGACATCTTCAATTTGATCATTTGATCTATTTACTGCTTTTCTATTTTCAACATAGATAATATTACCACTATTTTTTTTAACTTCTGGAGTAGCATATCCATCAGTAAAATTTACACCAAATGATAAAGAATCTGCAGTTGCATCAGGTGTTCCTTCAATAGATGTTCCGCCGCCACCTGGTGTAAATGATATTTCATTATTCCCGCTAAAAGGAATATTTTTATATCTGAATGCAGTAGTTTGACTGCTATCAGCATCCAAGAATTCATTCTGATAATATCTTAAAACTTTAGAAACCGTATCATAGTGAATTACTCTTCCTATAGCACCCGTAGTAGCCTGTTTAATTATCTGACCAGCTTGAAAATCTCCAGTGGGAGCGCCAGTACCACTTGATGGAAATTTTATAGAAAAACAAGCTGTAGCAGTAGTTGTAGTTAAATCTGTTGACGACAAGTTTTGTGGGTCTGAAATCAAACCAAATCTTCTAAATTGAGAATTAACTGGAATATCTCCATCACCCTCTAAAAAGTCTAATGACTTATTAATCATAACTCTAAAACCACCAAGTTCTAAAGCAGGGTTTGATCCATGACCACCAGTCGGTCCAATCACAACATCAACTGTTATACCCAATGTTATTTTACTTCCTGTTCTTGATAATGCATCTGATTCTGAACTATAACCTTCAGTCAAGATAACTGTTCCTCTTGTATATCCAGTACCGACACTTTGTATAGATACCGTAGATACTGATCCAGAAGTTACAATAAACTTTGCTACAGCACCACTACCATCACCGAGTATTGGGCAAAAATATGTGCCATTAGTTATACTAGAACCTTTATTTGTCAGCACCAGTTGATTGATAGCACCATCAACAGCTGCTGCAGCAACTGATGAGTCAGTTTTAACTGGAATAAAATCTGAGGATACAAATCTAACATAATCGGAAATACTAATGGTATACATATATTTCCATATATATCCATCACCACCATCAGATTCAAAAGTTGTTTGAGTTCCAGTTGGTTCTACTGTTGATACTTTACCAGTAGTATTATCTGCATCAGTTCCATTAAAAATACACTTATATACCTTAAAATCACTATTAACTACATAAAATTGCGACTCATACAAACTAGTTTGTCCATTTAATGATGGGTTTACCTTAGAATAATTATCCCTATACATATCATATTTTACTCCAGTTTGCCAATTAATTCTTCTAACTACTTGAGAAAGATCTGCTCTATTGACTCTCTTCAAAGAAATCATATCATCATAAATTTCATTTAAATCATTAAATGAATCGTATGGTTCTGGTGGTGAGAATTCTGTAACAGAACTATTGGTACTATATCTCTCCAGCGTCCATGGTTGAGATCTTCCTGTAAATAAGTAAAGTTTACTTCTATATGCTTGGGCAGCTGCTGAAGCATCGTCTTCAGGAGTATTACTGGAATTATATGGTTCTTCCAATGATTCAATAAATTGTTCAGCTGCAAAAACCCTAAAATTATCAGTTACTAGTGAGGGCATTATTTTTCCTATTAATATTTGTACTGTTATTTATCATAGATAATCATCATGATTTTCAAAATATACCAATGTATACGTAGATGGATCATCAGTACCTGTTTCAATTTGTGCATTGTGAGATACAGCAGTTGTATTTCTGGCACCTCTAGTACATCCAGTAATAGTATTACTGGATACGGTCGTATATTCAATAACTTCACTATCAACAATTACACTAAATGTGTCATATCCAACTCCAGTATTTCTAACAGTAACTCCAGTAAATACACCTCCACTGAGAACTGGTTCGAGTACACAACCAGTTCCACCACCACCAGTTAGTTCTATAGTAGTTTCTGTATCATCATATCCAGAACCACCAGAAACAATTTCAACTTTTCTCACTTCTCCACTAGAAACAAATATATTGAACGATGCATTGGCGCCAGAGTGAGATGGTGCTGAAATTGTTATTGATGGAGAATTAGAAGATACTCCAGATGTGTTTGATAATGAAACCGTTTCAATACTTGCATTTATATTAGAAGCAAGTTTAGTCGCTTTAACAATACTAGATACATGAAGAGGTAGTTCTTTATAAATTGACCCAAATACGGTTGCGACTGCCTCTTGATTTACATAGATATTACTTCCTGGATTAGTAATATTAATTGTACTAGAATCTATTATATTTTCACCAGTAATCATATCAACCTTAGCAGTAGCTTGAATGCTAGTACCAGGACCTTTTGTGCGAATAATTACATTATTTTCATAGTATGCACCACCATTAGTCATAGTTAAACCAGTAACTTTACCACCAGAATAAGATACAGTAGCACCAAAATTTTCTGGAGAATTATCACTATATGATGCAGTTTCGATTACCGTTGGAGATAGTACAGAAGTCACAGTTCTTGGTCCTGATTCGCCAGAAATAGTAATCTTATCGTCAACTGATATTTCATTAAGTCTAGTAACAACTTCAACATCACTAGGAGCGCCACGAAAATCAATAAAAGATAATCTAGCACCGGTAACAGAACTCATAAAGACAATAGTATTATTATCAATATAGTAATCATATACAGGACTTTGAATATTACCATTCTTGGTAACAATAATTTGATTTTCTAGTTCTCTTGGTCTTTCAATGTGAGCGTTTGGATAATATGGAGAACTAGATTTCTGTAGTGGGAATTGGGTGCCAGATCCGCTAGAGATAGTATCCAATTTATCAAATGACCCAACAGATCGGATAGAAATTATATCATTTTGTTCAGGGGCGGTAGTAAAATTAATTCTACTTTTGATATCACCACTTAATGTATAATCATATCCAGATTCTAATAATTTACCATTTTTTGTTACTAAGATACTAGAATCACTCGAAACTCCATCATTGTCTATAGTACCAGATGGTACAAAATTTTCCATGGTTTCAAATAAGTTAAATATAGTTCTACTTCCATTAAATGGTGTATTAATTTCATCCAAAATACTGACGACACCATTAAATTTAATTGCAAATAGACTACCAGTAGTATGAGCAGCTGAAAGTGTTATGGTATTGTTATTAACCCATGTAAAATCAACATCGGAAATATTAACTTGATTGTTAGAATATACAATTAATGATTCTCTATCAGATCCAGTATACGATGAACCTAAAGTATAAGTATTGCCGGTAGTATTTGTTATACTTACTTCATCGTTTCCATACATTCTTATACAATATATATTATCTGTTGCGAGTGGAGCTGTGGTAAAAGTTACTAGTGATGCAGAAGCATTAATACTGTATTCATTACCTGGATTTAAAATAATTCCATTTTTTATTGTTAATATATCAGCATCTTCAGTAACATTTGCATTATTTAAATTTGCATTATTGTAAATAAGTCTAAAATCTGTTCTAGTCCCATCTGGGCAATTTTGCAATTCATCGAAAAGAGTTACTGTAGGATATTTTACAATAAAAATGCTTGTTGGTGGTACACCATCAGTATGGGTTAAATCAATTTTATTTCCACTAACAGTAAAGTCACCTTTATTAAAAAATCTTGGAGTTCCATCAGCATACACAACAACTTCATCATAATCAGATGATGCAATAGTTGTACCTAATGTATATCTCATTACACTACTTGACTGTGCAGATGAACTAGAAATACTAAGTTCTTCCGAACTATGTGTATAAAGTATAAATGTAGTTTCGGTAGTTTGTATAGCAGTAGTAAATGTTATTGTGCTACCACTAACTGTGAAATCTTCTGCTGGGTTTTGAATTACACCATTTCTAAATACCATCAAATCATCTGCATTTGGGGGTGTGAATGCAGTACCACTGTCAGTTAAATTGTGGGTTGTTTGAGATCCATTGATACCGGTTAAGGAATCTAAAATAATATTTTGATTTAGTCCATTATATGAATAGTAAACATGAATGGTTTCAGAAAAATCTATAGCGTCACTAAATGTAATAAAACTACTATTTGTTATACTATAATCCGTACCAGGTTTTTGAAACACTCCATTTCTAACAACAAAAATATGATTTACCGATATTGGCGTTTGTAATAATCCACTTACTGTTAATGGAAAAGTTAACTCTGTATCATTAAAACATTGTGAAATATTAATTACTACATTTTTAGTATTAGCTGGAGTTAATTGTCGGTTAAAATATAACAATTGTATATTGTCACTAGATGTAGGAGCAGTAACATACGTTATTTTATTATTTGTTAATGATTGGGATGTAGAATCAGGTCTTAATAATTGATTATTTTTAATTGTAAAAACATCACCTACATTTTTTGTGTACTCAGGAACTCCATTCGTAGAAAGATTGAATATTGTTCTGGTGCCGTTTTGTTTGACATTTAATCTATCTAATATAGAACCCCGTTCATTACTAGTATTTGAGAGGTAATCACTAACAAAATCAATTATAGTACATTCGGTCGAAGCGGGATATGTATTAGAAAAGGTTATTGTAGAACCAGACACAGAATATTGATCATGATCCAATATCTGATTATTAATATTTACGACTAGACTCTCTTCACCATTTGATGGATTGTATGTGTATCCATCAACTGTTATATTAAATGTTGTTGTGCTATTATCTAAAGGTAATTTATCTATAACTTCCACATAACTACCAGAACTACTGGGAGTTGTGTATGAAAATTTAGTATTAAATCCTTCTACTCTAGTATTACTAACAGGAACCATTGTTCCACTAAGATTTTCCTTTCTAATCTCAACAATAGATTTTGGTTTTCTGACCGAATTAGATTCAAATACTTGAACAAATCTAGTCTTTTGACATGGAGTTAGTTTTTCAATTGTATTTTGATTAATAGTGGAACCCTGAATTCCTTGACATTGAACTGTCTCATTAATGTGCCAACCAAACACTTCACCAGCTGGAATACTCTCGGAAAATGTAATTACATTTCCAGATCGACTAAAATCTGTAAATAATTGTGATTGAGAAACACCAGTTCTGAATAGCAATAACTGACAATCACTAGTGATTGTTTGACCAGATGTAATGGTACGAGTAGTACCTGTACCGCCTGAAAGTGCTAACTTACTAAGATTATCATGTTTAACTGTTATTAGTTTTGAATCATAACCAAGTGATCCTGACAAAGTAAAAGTATTTCCTGTCACGGTAAGTGAATTTGGATCCTGAACAATTCCACCAATGGAAATTATAAATTTATCTATATTGCTATGTGATACTGGTATATTATTTTTTGTGATGGTAATGGATACTTGATCTTTAGTAACAATTTGAACATCCATTTTTTCAATTTCAGTATCAAAATGATAAAGAGTAATCTCATCATTATCATCAACCAAATAATTTGGTATATAAATTACCGGACCACTACCAACAGCAGATGAAACATCATAACTTATACTAGGTTCTTGATAAATTCCATTCCAAAAATTAAATGTTTTTAATGTTTCAGTTGATTTACCAGATGCATATACACTACTAATTTCTACAATAACTTCACCACTAATAAAATCATTATCATCAAAAAGTCTAACTAGTACTGAATTTGCCGTAATTTCAATAATTTGACCAATAGCTCCAGATTCTATTCCTATTATAAAATCATTTACTTCAAAACCTGGGTCTACTCCAATACTAGTACTAGGTAAGAAAATTCTAGTTTTTCCGCAGGATGCAAGTTTTAATTTGAGATCAAGTTTGCTGGAAATTACAGTAGTAAAAATTGCACTACTTTTAAAAACATCAAGTGGATTCCTGAAGAAAAATTTTCTTCGTTCAATTATTTTTTTACCAAACTGTCTAAATCCAGCTGGGTGCGTATTAATTTGTTGTTGAGATTTCCAGTCTTTTGTATCTCTAGACGATGTGATAGTGTATGACCAATCTTGGTAATAATTACTGTCAGTAATTTTTTGTAAACTATCACTTAATGTACCAGATATATTTGTTTCATTTGGTGGGAGATCAATAGTAGAACTAACTCTAGAATATGCTTTAGATCTACTAATTTTTTTTATCTTTCCATATATTTTATCATTGAGTCTGATAGTATCGCCATCCTTAAATTGTCCAACATTTTCATCAAATTCAATTGTAGATGAGTTTTGATCAAATGAAACTACGGTTGCCTCTATATTCACTGGAAATAATGCAGAGTTAGCTAAACCAGTAAGTTTTTGACCCACTATAATTTTTTTTCTTCTTATATTTGCTTTTAAAATAGCACCACTACCAACAATTCCATTGACGGGAGTCTTTACTGTAATAGTTGGTTCTTCTTTAAAATTAAGTCCACCATCAATGACTTTTACTGATGCAATAGATCCAATAGTAATTTTAGCTTCTAATACAGCAAGATTCTCTACACCATTAACCAACAACGTAATTGCATTATTATAATTACTACCACCATCCAAAACCTCAATACTAGATATTTCAAAATTATTAATTATTTTAGCGGTTGCGGGTATATTTACATAATGATTTACAACCCCATTTGATGTAAATGATTCTCCTGAAGAATTATAAGTTATTTTTTTAATTTTACCAATGGTGGTAGAGTATGTTTGAACTATTGCCTTACCATTCCCAGCAATAGTATCTAATGTACCCTTTTTAATAATTTTAGAAATTTTGGGTAATTTTTTATACCCAGAACCACCACTTGAAACTGAAACTTCTGCAAGCGGACCTGATGCACCATAAGATTTAGCAGTATATGAAAGTCCTATGGTTTCATAACCATTTGTTGTTTCTGGAGTTTTAATAGTAAATGAAAATGGTGTTACTTTTTCTACTCTTTGTATACCATAGTAATCTTTTGATTTATTAATTTCATATATTTTATCATTATTTACATGTAAATATAATCTATTAGGAATTTTTTCTGCATTTAATACTACAGTATTTGTAGGAGACTCTTCTAATGTAAAGAACTCATTTCTTTTTTCAATATCATATGTCAGTAAGAAATCTGCGGCCGCTGGTAGTTTTAAAGAATATGTATATTTAAAATTTAAATTAATTGCATAAAAAGATTTACCAGAGTAAGAATTAATATTTTGAAAACCAGATGTTATATTTTCTTCACTAATAGTTACATTAACATTAGATATATCAACAATATTACTTGTAGTTATATCTTGACCAAGATGGTTATCATGCAAATTAATATCAATCACACCATCGTGTTCATAGTTAAAATAAACAAAATCATTTATCGTTAAATTATGATTAATAGTACCTGTGGTAAATGTAGTTTCTAATAAATTTGAAGATTTTTGAATACTTGTAATTAATTTACCACCCACCTTAGATACTATAGCACTAAATCCAGATCCAGAAGTCAATTGATTGTCGGATATTAATCTATCACCAACTTTATAATTATCACCCTCGGATTCAACTAATACCGAATCTATAGAACCAGTTGTTATAAACGGTTTCATTACAACTTTGCTTGTATTACTATATTCTTTTGGATATTCATCATTATGATCTATCCCATCAAATTTAAACACTGGTACATCTGGGATATCTTTTTCAAATGATCTAGTAAATACAGATGGTATCTTATCAGAAGTTCTATTCTGACAATTCATATATTCATCATAGTCTGATGCAAATGAATCTCCGATAAAATAAGGAAATCCACTAAAATCTGAATCCGTTAATGAATTTGTAACGGAATCATATGATGTTGATGTTGTAAAATAACAATATCTACCCTCAGGAAATTCTGGAGTAATAGAAAATCTTCCATTATGTTCATCTAAATCATTATCATCACCTTCATTATATTCATAATCTTCAATAAATGAACCAATTGGGTAATTTGTAATTGAAGGGCCACCTACTCTGCTAATATAATATGTCGTACCATTATGAGTGTGAGTTATTTCATTACTACCAGAAGATGTTGTACTATATTTTAACTTATATCTAGATTTAGTTGATACATATGATGTTGAATCCGTTATAGGAATATTTCTTTCATCTAAAACTTTGTTACCCCCGTAAATAGGAATACCATCATATGATATACAAACAACTGGAGAATGTAATGGGATATGAGTTAATATTTCACTATCAGTAGAAGTATCCTGAGTTTTGCTAAGAGCAGTTTCTACTGCTTGAACAACGTCTGACGGCGCTTTTTCCAGTGTATACTTTGCTAGTAACTTATCAGTATTTTTGATCAAATAATATTGTTTTGTATCCAGATCTTTTGGAAAATCATTAATATAATCTATAAGTTTAAAATTATCATTATTGAGGGTTGATGGAGTGTCATCTGCATTATCATAGACATAACCACCATATGAATCAATTCTATCAAGTTTTTTGAGTTGTCTTACTAAATTAAATGTCCATTCTCTCAGTTTACATGTAATACTAGATTTAGTTTCTGTTGATAAAATTTGAATATTGGGAGAAGATATATAACCACTACCAGGATTTTTAATATTAAATCCAATAACATTACCATTTTGTATAATCGATTCCACAACAGCTCCTGTGCCAGCATCATTAGCAGTAATTACTACTTCCGGGGGTGTCAAATAATTTGAACCATTATTTACTAAAGCTATTGATGCAATTTTTCCATTTGATGTGAAAGCTATTGCTTCAGCACCATTGCCATTATCGATTGATACGGTTGGTGGATTACTAAAAGTTTTTTGTATTGTTCCAAAACCACTAATAAGATTTGTTGATTCAGTCAACTCGTTAAAATTTTGTTTGTCGAAGTTATACTTAGAAACTAATGGTCCAGAAAAATCAATAATTCTATTTGAATTGTAACTATATGGTACATCAATATACCATTCATTAACACCATCAACTTTTCCACCACCAGAAATTCTTATTGACGGTAATTCTACATATCCAGAACCAGATTTTTTAATAATAATATTATCTATAGTTCCATTGGTATAACTTATATCTAACTCAGCTTCGCTAAAATTTATAGGATTTCGTATATCGGATTGAATTTTAAATGATACATTTGATGTGCCGGTATAATAAGATGGAGAAATTGCATTAATGTTCATTAATGCATCTGATTTTGTAACATGTAATGTAAATTTATTATTGTTAAACTTTCTAACGTAGTATTCTTCATTGGATACTAATTTTTTAAAGTATTCGTTATTATCCTTTGTGGTAAATAAAACTTTTATTCCTGTTGTAAGACCATGATTGGACTTATGTATTCTGGAATTTGTTACATTAATACCATTAAAGTTACTAAATTCTAATTTAATTGATGGATTATTATTAATAATTTCAATTTTTGGTTTAGAACTAAATCCCGTTAAATTTGTAGTAGAAGACCAAGCATCATTTAATTTTGCAAAATTAAATGATTTAATAGAACCAGATATCAATATTAGATTGTAATTATGATCTAATTCTGTCGTATATCCAGTTAACTTCAAAATTGGTAATTTTGTATCATCTATACTATACCCATATCCATTACTGTCTTCAGAATATACAGATTTATAATCACCGCCGTCAGATATGTAAAATCTATTCACATATCCATAAGATATTGTATTTCCTTTATATGAATTAACTTGAATAGCATCAATATTAAGTCCAATAGATTGTTTAGTTTTTCTGCCGGATCCTATAGCTTGAGTATCGGAAATTAGTCCACTTTTTTTCCACCTAGTCAAAAGTTTTTGATTAGTAAATGCAATTTTCTTAAGATCACTACCAGATATTGTAGTGTCTAGGTTTACAATATTTTGCCACCACCTAGGCACACCTGTAGATGCAACATAAATGTAATCACCATAATCATACTGAGAATTAAATGCAACTAGAGATTTGTATGATGGAAAGTTATTTTCAATATTATTATTTTTAGTAGTACTATAATTAACATTTTTTACAATAGATTCTCTAGTCCAATTATAATTAGTTCCAAGTAAAAGTGATAATCTATCAGATATTTCACTTGTAGTAAAACTATACGCATCTACATTTGGACTATCATACTTTGCAAATTCATACTTATCTAATGTATGAAGAGAACCGCCATCTTCAATATAAATTTCTCCCGGAAGCGCTAATAATTCAAATCTAGGATTTACCAAAGATGAATCATTATAATCAATATAAAGAGTATGATCTAGTCTATTTTTACCCACATATTCCCACTCAACAGGAGTTGCATTAACAATAGTACCATCATATGCTTTACCTTCAGTATGTACTGGAGCTGTAGTTCCTGATATGCCCGTATTTTTGGCTACATAATAATTATCCCCACTATAAACATATTGTTCAATATTATAATTTATTCCCGTTTGCCATTCATCAGAATATTTTAATCTTGCGACAGAAACTACAGTATCCTTAATAGAAAGATTAAAAGTTCTTTTGGAAGATTGTCCAATATCAGTCAGATATTCGCACCCAAAAAACTGATTAGATGATCTATTTTTATAAAAAATTTCTTTTCCATTAACATGGAAAATACCATTTGTAATTGGAAATCTTGTTGCTTCATCTACAGTTACAACAAAGTTAGTTGTTGATGATGATATGTTAGATTCAGATAACGTAATTACAGTAGATGGAGGTAAGAATAGTTTATTAATGTCACTATTAGTAGTGACATCAAGTACAAATATATTATTAATTACAGGAGTACTATTATCTATTTCAATATTAACACCATCAACACCAAAAATTTTATCTTGATCCTGTTTAAAATTAACTACATTTGGTAATGAATTATTAGTTAAACTATATCCATCTAATAATCTAACTTTAGCTGATTTTGTCTCGCCGATTTTAGAATTAGAAGTCTTAAATGTATATTCTTTTGGAAATTCTATATTTTGGTTTTCGCCAATAACATCAGCACCATTTCTGCTAATAGTTGGCTTTATGTAAGATTGCGAAATAAAAGCTCTGGGTTTTTCTATAGTATCAGAGTAAATTTCTTCATTTGGTAAAAAATATCCTACAATATCATATAAAATAAGTTCATCTGTAGATGCATCATAATATTCTACTCTACCAGAACCAGTACCAGTAACATTCCTTACTATCTGATCTTCAGAAAAAGCTCTAGGTCGTATTCTGTGATTAATAGCACCTTCATAATTTGCACCTTCATCAACTACATCAATACCGTCAATAGTTCCGGCGGAATTAATACTAGTTACATTAATTACTGCAGATTTATTTTTTATTAATTTTGTAGTGGTATTAAGTGATCCTGTTCCATTACCTATTATATCAATCACCGGAGAATTTATTAAAACTCCACCACTAGTCCTATTATCATATTCAACACCACCATTTATAATAGTAACATCTTCAAGACGAACTTTTCCAAAAGAATTATTAATATTTAAAATTGCATCTTTGCCACGTGGTTTAAATTTAATATTAATTTTTCTGTCATTAAATAAAATTTTAAACAGAATTCTATGACTGTTTAAACTACCCTTGGAAGAATAAAAAGACTTTATATTTTTTATAAAGGATGATAAATCTAAATTTTCATCAAGAACTTCTGGTATTAATGGTGCAAGTTCAGATTTTATTTTTTGTAAAAATTCTTCAGTGAAATCATATGCAATATTTCTAACTAAAGAAGTTTTATCATGTTCTGATGCTACAGAATTTTCTAATTTAATTTCAGATATAACTTTTTTATTAAGTACTAACGAAGAAGTTCCTCTTATACAGTCTAAGAATTGAGAATTATTTTTAGACTTATAAAATATAAACTCATCATTTATTTTAATATATCCGTTTTTATCAGGAAAACCTTTAGTACTTTCTACGTTTATAGTAGTTAATGTTTTACTAATATTACTAGTTTCATTTAATTTTACATATTTTACAAGTTTATCTTTTCTATAGTAACCAACATTATAATAATCAATTAGATTTGAAGCTACATCAAGTGAATTATACTTATTTTCCTGAGACTCATAGTAAGAGGAAATAAATTCTATAAATTTACTGTTATTTTCTCGTACAAAACTAGGAAATTGATTTTCAACTAGAATTGATACATTTGAAGTTTTTTCTTCTAAATATTTCATGAGCAGGAATATGGATTTGTTTCTGGTGTGAAGTCTTCTATACTAGTAAAGTCATTTGGATCAGTATCTGGTACTGGAGGTAAAACTGTAGTAGGCGGTACAATCGGTGAAACAACTAGTGATCCTCCTGGCGAAGATATTAATGTGTCTGTTTCAGGAGCAGTTAAGTCTCCGGTAGATGGTGGAAAAGTGTTGATATTAGGTATAATTGGCACATCAGGACCTAAGATATTTTCTCTATCACCTATACCAATAACATCATCTAATGTAGAAACGTCATTAGTTTCAAAACTGGGAACAATATTATTACCAAATACAATATCTAAAACTTCTGGCGCCACAATTATATTTATTGGTTCTTCTTGACATGGTTGTATAACATATTCCAAGCTCCCGGTGGATGGATCTACAGTACCAACTTCTTTAATTACATTACCATTCGTAGTTATAAGATATAGTTTATTATCACTTTCGCATCCAGTAAATGCTGCTAAATGAACAGGCAAAGAAATATTTCTATGACAAAATGGTTCAGAAAGTACATAGTAATCTCCTGTAACGCCAGTATTTAATGATGTATAAAAATCAGTGTAATATATTTTCTCAAGTCCTTGGATTAAATTAACCGGTTGACTTAGATAAATTGGTACTGAAACAAACTTAATTGCAGGATCTAATGATTTTAGACCACATCGTAAAGAAAGATCAGAGTATTCACCACCAAAATTACGGAAAGATAGTTTAGAAATATAGTCTTGTATATATTCATTGATTAAAGATTTAAGTTCTGATTCTAAATTTTTTGTTTTTGATTTATCATATATTATATTTGGATTAGCAACTATAGTAATGTTAATCGGATCTTTTATTTCTACTTCAATAGATCCAACTTTATACTCTCTTAGTTCAGATATAATTCTACGTTTTTCTGCAAAACTAACAGTTTCTCCAACGAGTGGTTTAATAGTTATAATAACTTTACCAAATTGTGGAGGTATTAACGACTCACCACCAACAACTTTGACTAAATCAGTATTTGGATATATTTGTTTTATTAGTGATTCATAATCAGAAAGAGTAACAGCTCTTTCCTGTGATGCATAATATCTTGGTGCTCTAAATTTTATTGATTGTACACTTTCGTATTCACTACCACCATCAGAATATTTGTCTTTATATACAGGAGTAATACCAGAATACGAAATTGAAGTAACAACATCACTATCATTTTTTGACTCTATAGATCCTGTTATTTTGATATTACCACTACTAGTATTAATATTATTCGATTTAGATCCTGAAGAAACTATATAATCAAGTTTTACAATTTCTCCATCATTAAGTTTTCTTCCAATTACATCATCACCAAAAATTACTTCATATTTTTGATCTTGCACTTCTTCGACAAAGAAAATTTCATCTGAATTAGATACATTTACGATAGTATTTTTTTTAGTATATTCTTTTACGACATTATTTGTTGGATCAGTAATTACATAAGCTTTAATTGTATTTGAGTCAACAAAATTATTTGGTATAAAAAATCTTTGATTTTCATTAGATGTATCTACAGTATAGAAAATAGAGAACTCTGTTCCTTCATATAATTCTACATCTTTAATAGTTACACTAGTTTTTCCAAAACTATCAATTTCTATATCATTTCTTACTAAAAATGTAAATGTTTCGCCACCCGGTGATGCAGAAAGAACATTACCTTTTTTTAATGTAACGTATCTACTATCACTAGGTAAAGGATTACTAGAGTTGCCAATAGTAAGATCTATAGTTAATTTAGCTGACCTGTAAGAATTTGATCTATATCCTAGTCTTTTTGCAATAGATACTACGTTATCTCTAAGAACAGCAGTATCAAGATTTAACTCATTTGCTGCCATATTTACATTATATGAAGTATATAATGTATTATAAGCCAGTATATCAATTAACATTGAAAGGTTTGACCCTTCAAAATCATATCCAGTAAAACTATTTTGTGTTTTTATATAGTTCTTTATAGAACTTTTTATCTGCTCAAATTCTAAAGCAGATACTACAGGTAATTCCATTTAATTAACTTTCTCTGACTAGTACAAATGACAAGTTCTGTAAAGCTGGAGGTAATCCAACTATAAGATATTCTATATAAACATCAAAATTATTAGAGTCGGGTTCAACATCAACTTCAATTGCTGATAATGAAATTCTAGGTTCTTCAGCAAGTAACACCCGTTCTATCTCTGATATTAAAGCATTTGCAGATACTTTTGTATGTAACTCAAATAAGTGAGAAGTTACATCTGTACCTAATAATGGATTAAACAATCTTTCATTAACTCCAGTTAAAACTAAGTTTTTTACTGATTGTTTAATTGCTTCCTCGTTTTTTAAAACTACAATATCATTGGTGATAGGATTTAGACTAAAATTAAAGCTAATATCTTTAAATGACCGGGAAACTTTTCCCAGATATTTATTATCTAAAGATCTCCTATTGGTTGTAGAACCAAGATATTGAGCCATTAATCCAGAGTATTAGTGTATACTATATATGTTAGTTTTACTGTACTTTTTTTATTTTTTCACAATTCCGTAAATCTAACTTATTTACACTCTTCAAGTAAATATCAGATTTGGGATTTGTTATTAAAACAACTGTACCAAATTGTTCATACATGATAGATGGAATATATTCTGGATTTGGTGAATTTGCCATTTTTAATAATTCGATTAAGTTAATTAGTTTCTGTTTCTGTTTGCCAAAAATATTCATCTGTTTGACCAAGACGACCCCACTTGATCCCATTTTCAACTTGATAGTATTTTGTTGAAACTTTAAAATCAGGAGTTTTTGGAGTTTCCGGTGTAATAGAAAGATCATAAATTCTCATTCTATTATTTGGATATAGTGCAAACTGTCCATTTTCTAACAAAACACAGTTATGAGACTTATGTTCATCAGGAACTTCACTTACATTAGTGTCAATAGAGTCAATATCAAAATGAAAGTTGTCTAGTGTGAACAAATATTCACCACTCACCGAACCGAAGTTACGAGTTCGTAATTCAATATCCATAGAAGCAATAAATTGTTTTTGAATTGCTACAATACCATAATCCATGCAATTCCAAAATTGTAGGTTAGGAAGGTCTAGATCGGGTTCAGGAGTCGCTGGGCGGTCCAGGAATGCACTGATTGGTAATTTATCATACATTGCCCCATATTCTGGTAAATAGGTCTCAAAATAAAAAGCACGTCCAGGTATACTTTTAGCAGATACCCAAACGCCCTCAACAAATTCGCCAAAACCAGTCTGATGATCAGTAAGATATTCTTTCCTTACATACACCTTTTTTGCTGGTAAATTGACGACTAGACTCACTTTCCTTGACCCCTATATGCTTTTTGTTTGCCGTTACGACTAGTTGCAGACATTTTAGTATTTGTACTACGTCCCTGACGAGTCATTTTTGGCGCGCCAGCAACCCAACCATCTTTTGTCAAACTACCTTTTGATTTAGCCATAATTGTTTTATCAAACTGATGTTATTATACTATACTGATGATCACAGGTCAAGTAATAATGACATTAGGAGACCCCGTAATTCTAATGTGACCACAACTATCAAAAGATCCAACTGTAGTAGTAGGACTACCCTGAATAATTACATTTGGTCTTCTTGTTGTAGTGACAGCAAAATGAGTTGGTTTTGAATCATGGGGAGCAACAATATCACCAGCAGTTGCTGCTGGTCTTCCATTCACATAAGTTCTTAAAGCTTTGCATCCAATAACAGGAGCTCCATCGGAGTTGATATCTCCAAATCTTACTTGTAGTGACATTAGTTCTCCTTAAGACTATAAATCCAATGTTGAGATACACTGAATCCCTTCTCATAACTACTTATAACAGAAATTTTTGGAGTTGACTGAGATCCTGTTAAAATAGTATCATCTGGATTACTTTCTGAATTAGTTCCAAACACTTCTATAACACCAGTACCACTACCTTTACCAGTTGCAATAAAAACATCACCAATGGATGGAGTATCGCCAGAACCATATAATGTCCAATCAGTATTCCCAAGAATAACAATTTTATATTTTGTACCTTTCCTCATTTCTGGAGCAGTAATAGTCTTTAGAAACACTGGAGAACTACCTACAGCTCCTCTTACAATATTATCAAATGAATTATCTGTTTTTGAACCATAATAAATTATTTCTTCGCCGGAATAAGTAAAGAATGGTGAATTGTTACCACCTTCATCAGTTTGTATTTTTTTAGTATACTTTGGAATAATTAAATATCCAGAAGAAAGAAAACCTACAGTACTACTAACTTTTATGCTAGTACTAACACTCGTGACATCTTCAGTAATTGTTGTGTTTATTGGTGAATCCATATATGGATTACCTAAATTTTGTAATGTTTCTCCAATAAGATCAGTAAGTTCATTGAGTCTAAACCAAAATAGTTTATAATAATCCATTTGATAACTTACATTTGGTTCCCATAAAACTTTTGGATATGATGATACAGTAGGATTACTGATGTCATCATCACTATTACGATCTTTGTAATCTAAATCTCTCAAAATAGGCGGTAATGAACTATTAGTTGACTCATAATATGCACCACTACCCATTGATTCCGATCTCTCCCCGACATAAATGTTGTCCGCCGTACTTTTTGGACTGGGTGACTTCCAGGCTACACTATAATTACACCCAGACCCAGAAGTACCTGGTGTTGGAGCAACATATCCAAAATCGCCAGGATCTCCTCCCGACCCAGGTGAACTGGCGGTTCCAATAACAAGATTATTTGTTTTTAATGAAGAGAGACTGCCAAGAGAGGTAGTAATATCGGTTACATAATTATCAGAATTTTTGTTTATATTAATGTTTATAGTTGCAGCTGCAACACCAGGTACAGTTACATCAAAAGGAATAGGAGAAGATTCAGAATTTGTCCAACATGGTTTTGAACGAAAAACTAATTTTGGTTGATTAACCGTAGTTCCTGGATCTAGGTCTAGATTTGGACTCATATAACGATCATCTGAAATAATAAGATCCTCAACGTAATATTTTACTCTATCCATTGCCGGAGGAATGTCCCTGTAAGAGTAAGCAATGTTTTCTATACCAGAATCATCAGATCCTTCTACGGAAGGTGGAAGATTATCAATATTTGTTATGACGGGAACTACATTATTAGTCTTCTTTGTGGCTTCTTTTACACGATTTACTACGGAATCTTTATCATTAATGAGTTTATTATAATATTCTTCACTCAAAAATGAAGAATTTGATAAAGATTTTTCAACAACTTCCGTAAATCTATCCTTTACAGAGTCAATTGTATTGTAACCTTGAGGTTTTTCCGCATTTTTTGCACTTTGAAATTTTAAAATACACTCATCATTGATTGCATCGACGATTGATACTGATGCCTCATCGAGAATATCAAGTTCCTGAAATGGATCGTAAGACTTAAAGTAATCTAGTTGAATAGAATCTCTACAAACATCATCATAAGTTGATGCAGCTTTCTTAGAACCTATATTAGATATTACATATGAATTAATTTTTTGATATAAAGTAATAATATTCTTATCTTGATTATAAAGTTCCAGAAAATAATAAAACTTATCTCTAGATATTGGTGCTAATGTCAAAGCTAAGTATATGGCACTAATTTTATATGCAGTTTCATTCTTAGGAGAGAACATTAGATACTCATTAGTATCTTTAGTGTCATTATTCCATGCAATAGTACCTAATATGAATTCACCATTTGCATCAGAATCTACCTCAGGAGTACATTTATTATTTGATGTATAAAATATTGGTGTATATTTGATTTCTTTTCTATCTTTACTATTATAAACTCCGACAATTGCAGAACGATTTACAATTCCCTTACCCGCTCTTACAATAATAGAGATATCATTTGATGTATATTCAGTATCTACAGAAAAATTAGATCCACTGCCATTAAGTGTTGCATAACATAGTGTATGAACACTTACTCGATTGACTGCTGCATCAGCAAATTTTATAATTTTTACTTTACTATCACTAACTGGTTTGTTGATGTAAATAATTCGATTTGTGTTATCAACTCCAGTAATGTATGTACCATCACTAATACCATCACCAAAAACTTCCATTCCCGATACTAGATCATTAGTTGCATTTAAATGTAACCAACCTTTAGTACGATTAAAATCTGCATTTGTGCCACCAGTTGTAGAAATAAATTTTGATTCAGTAACTCTAGTTTCTTCAATTCCTTGTTTAGACTTACTTGATACTGATCTTTTTAAAGCTACGTCAACAACATAATTAATAATATTTGTAATTTGATGTCCATTAATTGTATCACCAATACTTAATAACTTAGTTGTAGAACCAGTATTAGAAGTACTCGAAGGATTTGTATAACCAAATTTTATATTCCAATCACGTATGAATGTATTTGTACCATCACTACTCACAAACCACACCAGAAAAGTTGTAGGATTGACTAATTTTATTTTAGAAACACTTATATCTTTTCGTATACCTGATGCTGTTTTACCACCAGTGACAGTAATATTCAGATCATTTTGTGATGCTAAGTTCACACCTGTGATTGTAACCAAATAATGTTTTCTTGATAACGAATTGTCTTTACCACCAAGATCTGCAACTGATTGTGGAGTAACTGTTACACTAGAATTTGATGATGTTAAACTATTTGTTACATTTGCAGGATCATCAAATACATGTTGAATATCAGAATTCTTATTTGTACTTGAAGTTGTTACATTTTCTGGTTGATAATTGAAGAAAATTGAATTATCATCTGTACCACCCTGATAAATTATTGGACTGCCAATTTTAGATTCAAGAAAATTTGCATCATTTGACACGTTAGCTGGTGGAGTTCCTGTAATTGAAAGATTTCCTTTTGAATCGAATGATGCATTACCAGAGGTTACATTAATAACAACTTTAGCATTTATATCACTACCAGCACCATCGTAAAAATTAATTCTAGTTCCGCTACTAACAACATCAAATCCACCTTGATTGTCAATAACGTCCATTGCATAATCACCTACTGGTAAGGTAACTGTCTGACTTGAACTACCCTTCTCTCCAGTTTGTTGGAATGTAACACCACTTCCATTCCAAGTTAATGTATTAACTGCAACACCAGCAGTGTTTGGATTATCATCCCATTCAAAATCAAATTTAATTGTTGATTCTACATTATTTGGTACTCCTGCATCACCAACAATTTTACCAGTCGTTGCATCAATATTTAACTTACGATAAACCCAATCACCATCACTATCAGTATCAACCCAATAAATTTCACTTTGAGTCTTGTCTAATGTAAAACTTGTATTAAATGTATTTGATGCCGCAAATGGAGTATATGTTGTGGAAGTTGATCCACCATTTGGAGCTGCACAACCGCATGTTTTTGTTTCTTCTATAAACCCACCAACTGTTCTTGGTTTTAATGTATGACTTGTAGGCCAGTTATAAACATGTTGAAAATATTCTTCATCATAGGTAATGAATGGTCTAATTTCTTTTTCATACCTAGGTATTCTAGATTTGCTTTTACTTTCACCTTCAGTATCTTGATCGTAAAAGTATTCACTACTTAAAATATTACTTAACTGAGTTGATGTATCTCCATCAACATAATCATCAATGTCATTAACATAATTGTAACGCATGTATAAAGGTTCACGCTCATGAAATGTTGCGTTCTTTATATCATTGCCGTATGAGTCTGTGCCAGAAAAAGAGCTTTGTGTACCATTACCAACTTCAAATTGATTATATCGTACAATCGACATGGTTGTCGTAGTGCCAGGTGCTGATTCACTTTCACAATCTGTCCCATCTTGAGATGTAAATGATAACGTTCGAGTCTTAAATGACTCTGTTGGTTTTGCATTATTAATTTTTGTCTTGTCTTGTTTCGCCATGATTCAATCGAAATTCGCGTGCTGAACTATTCGCCTATCTTATGTAGGCGAAGGCCCGGAATGCCATTGTAGTCATGATACTCCCATTCTAATACGTCTCCTTCTCCCCATTGAAGTTCATCGATGAGTGATGGAGGGATTGTTATGAAGTAATCTTCAGTATCTGAGTCATACTGAACTTCTGTACTGTATTCATTGATATTCATTTGATTGGTATTACAATTCTTCAGTATATATCAGAGTTATTCCCAATCTTGCAATGTTGGGTGATATTTCAGATACTCCCAAAATGTCATCTTGAGTTCCCTCTGAGTCATCCCACAATGTCTTGCAGCTTCTGGGAGATTCATTGTTGCATGATATAACCCTTCATGTGCTTCACGAACATTCTCTGGAGTGGTCTTCTTGGGAACTTCTACGAGTTCTTTTTTATTTACTTGAAGTAGACTCATAGGGGATTTTTGGCTGGGAAAATTTTTTTAATTCAGAGTGTTATCGAGAGGTCGAATCTGGTCCGTTATAGATTAGGGTAGTTAGGGGTTTTCGCCCCCATACCATAGGGGCCAGTGCCCCGTTAGCATCTTGTTAGCACATCACATGGCCTTAGAGCACTTGTTGCCAGACTTGACCGAAGCAGCACCAGGGACACTGCCGTGCTGGAAGGCACCTTTAGGTGCGGCGTTTGCCCAACCACGTTTGCCGGTGAGTGCCTTGACGCCACGACGTGAGGGGCGGAGCACTGTAACCTTAACTTTCTTGCCGTCTGCCTGTAGGGCGGTGGCAATGTCGAGCAGGTTCTGAGTGGCGGATGTCATGTGAGTTTGTTTGTATGTGGCTATTGTACAGGGTCAGCGGTCAGGTGTCAACCTCAGACCAGCAACTCAAGAGCAGGCGTAGCAGCATCGATTGTCTCGTCGGCATAGACTCTCACCCAACGGATCGGATCACCAGCAGTCAAACGCCAGATCATCATGTCGCCATCCTCTCCCCCTGCCCTCCACTGTCGGCAGATCTCGTAAGCGTGTGAGATGTTGATGGCGTAGTCAGCACCTGCCTCATCGAAGCATCCCCAGGCGTTAGGTTGGACAGCGAAGGTTGGCAGAGTCATGTGGGTTTGTTTCGTATGTGGCTATTGTAGGCCATAGCCCC